AGAACCGTGCATTGCACTGAAGAGACTACCACCGAACATACCTGCTACACCTGCCATATGGAAGGGGTGCATTAGTATGTTGTGCTCTGCTTGGAACACAAACATAAAGTTGAACGTACCTGAGATACCTAGTGGCATTCCGTCAGAGAAAGAACCCTGTCCGAAAGGATACACTAAGAACACAGCAAATGCTGCTGAAACTGGAGCAGAATATGCTACACAGATCCAAGGTCTCATTCCTAATCTGTAAGATAGTTCCCACTGTCTACCCATATAGGCAGAGATTCCGATAAGGAAGTGGAAAATAACTAACTGGTAAGGACCACCGTTATATAACCATTCATCTACTGTTGCTGCTTCCCAAATTGGGTAGAAGTGTAGACCGATAGCGTTTGATGAAGGTACAACTGCACCAGAGATGATGTTGTTACCGTACATAAAAGAACCCGCTACTGGTTCTCTGATTCCGTCGATATCGACAGGAGGTGCTGCAATAAATGCAACGATGAAACACGCTGCTGCTGTTAGCAAACAGGGAATCATTAGGACACCAAACCAACCAACATATATTCTGTTGTTTGTTGATGTAACCCATTCACAGAATTCTGGCCACCCTGCTAGGAGTCCTCCAGATCTGCGTTGTGTTGAAAGAGTTGTCATTAGTAAGACGTTTTTAAGTAGGGCATCAAGGGTTAGATGCGAAACTTATTTCCGAAAATCCCTTCACTTTCGGATAGAAGACGAAGTATTATACTGCCTACAGAGGTCTTGGTTGGGAGCAGTTGTTAGTTAGGAGGGCGATACGTTCGAGTCCTTTCTAATGGATGCTATGTCAGCATCTCCGAGTATTTATATTACAAATTCTTTACACAAAAGTCAATAAGCATATATACTCATTCAAACTCTGACTATTATATCTCCCTCACCATCATCTTCATCATCATCATCGTCTTCTAACTCTTCAATTCTATCTTGCAATGATTGATTTAGATGGTAGTCTCCGTTTTTATATTTCTTTAAGAACTCTGGGTCAGGTGTAAAGTTTATACCCATCAGTTCTTCACCATCCTTGACATCTCTCATCTCTGGATGTGTCTTATTACCATATGCTTTCATCACAGATCCATAACTATCTGACTTATTTTTTGACATCGCACCCCAACCTTGAGACATCATTTTAAACGCTAGTGATCCTAGCATTAACATTGCTCCTAGGTATGCGATTTCAATCATTGGATCCATTTTTTTTCTTTAATGACCTTAAGATCATCTTAGCGTATATTATATCACTTTTATTATATAGTTTCTTACCCTGTTTTGCAAGTTTAATTAATTTCTTTGCTGATTTCTTTTGGTTCATCGTAATATTCAATATAAAGTCTTGATAATTGACTCTCTAATATGTCACTACAATCGTATGCCAGTTGCAGATGATGACGTTTACTTATAATCCAATCAGCAAACTCATAATTAGAACAATTTGTCTTCCACTTATTCAAAGCGGAAAGAATGTTTCTTCTTGCTTCTAGTAGGTCAGTCATTTACAACACGTATCTCTTTATAATATGGTACAAAATTTTTGCTGAATGTGCAAATCTTTTCATAAAACTTTGCTTTGTGTTCTGAAAGACCTGTATAGTTTGTGAGTGTAACCCACTTGTCTTTAGCAGTTCTTAGTTGTAGTTTAAATGTTTTCACATCTAGGAATCAATCAGAACTATTTAGATTTCTTCGGTCTAATAATAATTTGATTATTTTCATAGTCTGGAACGAACTCGATAGGGTCATTTGGTTTCCAACATAACTCCTCATAGAGAGAGTTTAGTTTTGACATATCATCCCAGAGGTGTTCTATCTGTTCAGAGAAGGGGTCACTATCCCATAGTTCTTCGTCCTCAAACATAGATCTCCTTGATTGAAATAGTATTTATTCAATCTAACCTATGTCTTGTAACTTTTCAACAACTGTTTGCTTTTGTATAGGTGCTACGTCTTTGAGTCCTTCAATACTATACCAAGGTGCTGATTCCCAATCGAAACCTTCACCAAATGTATTGTCAGCGTTAGCAACGTACCAATGACACGCAGCATCTGGTACATCAACTGCACACTTTTCCCAATCGTCAGACCATTGTGGTACTTGTACCCAAAGTGTCTCAGCATATGCTGTAGTAGACACTCCGAATAGGATTGCAAATGTAAGTGCCCAATAAAAAATTCGTGGCACTATTTTTAGTGGTATATAATTCTTCATATCATTCCTGTCATTCCTGCTGCTGTACCAACAACAATAAAAAATCCAAATTCTATTAGAGCATAGTATGGATTGTACATTAAATTTTTCATTCTTTTAGATTGAGGGATAAAGATAGACCTTGTAACAGATGTGTTACACGATTGTAGAGAATACAGGTAGACCAACTGTCGCTGTAAACCCTGTTAAGCATAGAAATGCTAAGATAGATCCTGCTTGAATCATTAGATTGCTCCGTAAACTGGTTGCATAATACCGCCACCTTGATCGTCGTCATCATCATTCCCATCGGTGGCACGAAGGAATAACTCTATAAAAACAAGTGCCCCTATGGGATAGAGACACCACACTATTGCTTGGAAAGGAGAGATCTCCACTTATACAAAACCTGGAATGAGTTGACCTGTGGTTAAGTAAGCACCGATTCCTGCAATGATACCTAGCATTGCTAGTCTACCATTGAGTCTTTCTGCTACAACCTTTTCCTGTTCGATTGGTTTTGGTGTTGTCATTAGAAAATACCTGGAATGATCTGTCCTGTGAATGTGTAAGCACCAACTGCTGCTACGAAACCTAGCATTGCTGCCCATCCGTTAAATCTTTCTGCTTCTGGAGTCATTAGTTTGTCCTCTGTTTGAATTGTGAATTGTGATTTGAATTTCATTAATAAAAACCTGGTATTATAAAACCAGTAAAACCGTAGTTGATTATAGCGATGCTGAAACCTAACATTGCTAGTCTACCGTTTGTTTGTTCTGCGTTCTTCCAATAATTCATTAGAAGATACCTGGAATAATTTGTCCAGTAGTGATGTATGCACCAAGTAATGCAACGAATCCGATCATAGCCCAACGACCATTTACTTTTTCTGCATTCTGTGGATAACCTTCATAAGAGACTGACTCATCAATGTAAGGTCTTGGTTCAACGGAGTAGATGTTTTGTCTTCCACCGCTTTCAGTAACTGTAGTCATTTGTAACTATGTTAAGAAGTGTAACAATAATATATAGCAAATGTTAAGTTTTGTCAAGCTGTAAATGCTGACAGAGTTACTGATTTTTTATGAGTGATATAATTTTTACTTATTAGTCGCTTGAATCTTCTTTATTTCTGCTGCTAAAACTTGTGCTTCATCAAAGTTTCCTTCACTAACAGATTGATGGAGTTTATCAACCAGAAGTTCTATATAATTTCCCAAGAAGTCCTGTTCCTCTAGAAAGTTAGTCATAGAAGTGCTCTAATGAACCTACTATATAGCAGACTTTTAGAACCCTGTCAATGAAAATAGTCTTTCCTGTAGTACCTTCCTAGAATATTGCTGTTGTAGTATGCAGGAGATCCATCCTCTAGTTTGCTAGTGAGGACATCATTTAAAAATAACTGCCTTGTCTCTTCGTAGTTTGTCTTCCCTACTGTAGGGTGTACGGATAACAACTCACGTTTGAATAGTTCTTTACCTATTGTTTTAACGTCGGTAGTAAGTTCAGGACACGATCCATAGTACTTTTTCCAGTTACTTTCAGACGTAACTCTCCTACCTCCACCTCTAGGCTTTCGTTTCTGGACAAAGTATTTACGTCCGATGTATTGTTTATTAGTTTGTAAGTTTGTAATCCTATAGACAAACCCGAAAGAATCACCAATATCCTTAGATAAAAAAGGTTGTTCTTGAAACATCCAAGGATTTTCATAATCAATCGCAGAGTTCGTCTTGGTCGCTTGTGTCACGGTAGGATAATTTACTACCACTACTTATACTCCAAGCATCTAGGTCACTATAGACCTCAGACTCAAGTTCATTTGTAATATCCTTGAGTTGTTTGATGATCTCTTTCATTCGTTGTCTGTTCATAGTCCTGCCTGTAATGCTTTCCAATCCTCGTTAAATTTATCTAAACCTGTCTTAGTTAAGATATGTTCAAAGAGTTTTCCAAATACGTCAAAAGGTATTGTGCATACGTTAGCACCAACACCAAAGGCATCAGGTACATCTTTAGGAGTACGAATAGATGCAGCAAGGATGTCTGTCTCTATATTATGGATGTCATATATGTTTCGTATTCCTTTTATCAAAGATAAACCATCCCAGTATTGATCGTTAACACGTCCTATGAATGGTGATATGAAAGTTGCTCCTGCTTTAGCAGCGAGTATTGCTTGTGCTTCAGAAAATACTAGAGTAACGTTAGTTGATATACCATCTGCTGAAAGGTCTCCACAAGCGATAAGACCCTCACGTGTGCAAGGTATTTTAATTGTAATGTTAGGTGAGATAGGTACATACTCGGATGCCATCTCCAACATCTCTTCTGCTGTATCACCAACTACTTCTGCTGAGATAGATGAATCCCAAGGAAATAAATCAGCAATTCTTTTTATAACTTCTTTAGGGTCTTGTCCCTGTTTCTTCATCAATGATGGGTTAGTTGTAACCCCATCAATCAAACCAGTCTCAACAGAGTGAGATATAAGATCTGGATCAGAACAATCAAGAAAGATTTTCATTGCACTGCTCCTAGGTTTTGTCATAATATTTAGAATAAAAAAGAGGGCTATTTGCCCTCTATTGTATCAAATTAAACTGTCTTTGTAAACAGTGTTAGTGATTGTACAAAAACTGAACTTCAGCGTAGATGATCGATAAGAAAACCACAGATGCTCCTATGATTTCTAACGTAATTAGCATTTATTTGCTAAGTTCTTTCTCTAATTTTACACCACGGTAAACTAGATCGACCTTTTCTTGTGCTTGAGTTCTGTTTCTGTTGGTGTCATACACCACACCACGGTAAGTGACTTTTGCCATTGGGTTTCTCCAAAGTAATAGGGATTGTTGCCCCGTTCCTTCAGTCAACTGTTGCGTCCGATGGGAAACATACTGGATCAGTATGTGCGACTATAACTCTTGTTAGTTCTAATCTCTCAGATCTATTAGGGTTCTTAGTTACGTTTTCTAATAGTTCAGCAGCGTGTTCACAATCAAGTGGTGCTCCTATCGCTATTAGACTGAGTAGTATGTGGTACATAGGATGAACGAATCCGTTCCGAGTCGGCTTACTTGCGTCCTATTATATACGCATCGCATTCACCTGACACCTTTGTCAAGAAGTAATCTATAAGATACTCTTGAGCATCAGACCTGAGATTCTTATCGCTAAGTATCTCGATCCTGTTTTGGTTCCACTCTGCACACGACATTTCCCAGTGGGAAGCATTGTGTTCAGCGAGGAGTGATGCCATTAGTGCGACTTCTATCATAGGATGAACGTAAAGGTATGTTAGCATACCCACACTTATTTAGCAACCTTAACCTTTCTTTTGTATTTTTTTATACTTCGGTTTACCTACCCTCTTACCATTTTCATCTAAGAAATTTCTGGGTTCTCTGCGAAGGTCGTGCTTAAGTTTTCGGAGATACTTGAGGTGAAGTTGAAATTCACTACGCATCTTTTCTCATTATATTGAGGGTTACTGGATGCGTGGTACTGCAATCCATCAAACAAAACGAATCTCCCTTGTCTTGGTTCGACCTTCTCTTGTATCTCTAACTTCTGTGGTGTACCATCATACTTGTTCTTAAAGAAGTATGTTGCACCATCAGAGTCATTGACATAATAGAGTATTGTCCAATGAGGTTGATCAAAATCCACGTGTGGAGTGTGATACAGATGTTTTGTTTCCTTTCTAGTTAAAAGATTAATCTTAATACGTCTGAACTGACCAAATTCTATGTCATTATTTGCTACTATCCATTTCCATATTGGTTCTGTTATTCTTTCGTATGCAGTAGGAGATACAATAGACCCTAACGTGTCTATAACAGTGTGTTGAAATTGTATATCCTCACCCGAAAGTGAATCTTTAATGCTTGTATTGAACTCTGTATCATACGAAGTTGTCTCACTCTGTAGATACCACGGCCAATATGGGTTATGTAATAGTCTTGCTTTGGTTGGTTCGGAGATGTTACTCGGTACCTGACCTATCAGAAATGTCATAATTAATTTCAAAGTTTGATAAACCTTCTACCTCAGACTTTGTTTCTATGATCTTAGGTTTAGGTTGAGATTCATCCCATTCTTTATGAATCTGTTCGACCTGTGAGTCTACAGATTTCATAGTGTTCTCGATCTTTTGTTCTATCCACTTTTCTTTTAACCACGCTATCAAACCAAGCAATAGATGAGAGATTGGAAAGCGTTGTTTCTTCGCCCACCTCTCTGCCTTTGCGTACCAAGGGTCAACACCCTTACCAAACTGTTTCTCAAAGTTTAAAACCACTGAATGTGTTCTTCTTTACGTTCTGTTTGATAGCACCAACAACATAAGACTCTATCTCAGTTTCCTGTGGAGCATTCTGTTGTCCTCTGCTATTTAGCCAGTGTTGTGTCCACGGTAGAGGGTTATTTCTAAGTGGAATATCATAGATAGGACTCAAACCGATTGCTTTCATTCTACGATTAGCAATCCATTCAACATACTGATGTAGTAATGTTGCATTTAATCCTATCATAGTTCCATTACTAAACAAATAATCAGCCCACGCTTTCTCTTCTTCTACTGCGTTCTTAAACATACCATAGACATTCTGTTCTTCTTCTTTCATTATCTGTAGTATGTCTGGATCATCTCCTTGTGCCCACTTACTTAAGATCTGTTGGGTAAGTACGAGGTGTTGTGACTCATCTCTTGCGATGAGGGAAATGATCTTTGCGGATCCTTCCATAAGTTTAAGTTCCCCAAAACCAAAGCTGCAAGCAAAGCTAACGTAAAAGCGAATTCCCTCCAGTATGTTAACATTGACAACTGCCCTGTAAAGATGTCTCTTGAGATCTTTTAGAGTCCAAGATGATGTAGGACTTTCTCTCCAATCTTTTTTCCATAAATTACTTTGTCCATATTCTTGTGCATAGTTTAAGAAGTCATCGTATGCCTTTGTGACAGACTGTGCTCTTGCTATGATCTTTTCATCGTCAAGAATAGAATCAATGACTTCAGAAGGATCTGAGTACACATTCTTAATGATATATGTATATGATTGACTATGAATCATCTCCATAAACTGCCACACATTCATAGCAGACTCTAACTCAGGCAAAGATACCCAAGGCATAAATGCCATTCCAGGTCCTCTACCCTGTACAGAGTCTAAAAGTATTTGATACTTTAAGTTACTTGTAAAGATATGTTTTTGTGGTTCAGTTAGTGTAGGGTAATCACTTCTATCTTTCTGTAGAGATACTTCTTCTGGTCTCCAAAAGTATCCTAACTGTTGTTGTGTTAGTTTTTCAAAGACAGGATACTTTTGTTTATCGTATCTCTGTACACCTAGAGGTTCTCCAAAGAACATAGGTTGTTTTGTATGATCGTGTTTGTGCTTATTGAAAACAGTTACCCCTTTGATTTTTGTATCATCTTCAGAGTTAAGTTTAAACTTTGCAACTGTCACAGTCTTCCTCCAGTTCTAGTGAATTTAATAGATCATCAAGTGCAGGAGAATTCATTGGTACAACCACTCCTTGTGGAACGATTGGATCTTCGATATCCTTCTTCGCATCATATGTATTGTGATAATAAGATGTCTTCCAACCATACTTGTAGGTTGTTAGAAGATCAAGCATCATAACATCCATTGGTACTTCATTATCTTCATAATTCTCTGGATTATAACTCCAGTTTCCACTGATACCTTGGTCAAAGAATTTTTGCATTACTGCAACAACTTTGATGTAACCCTCGTTAGATGGCATATCCCACAACAAAGTATATTTAGTTTTTAGATGAGGGTAACCAGGCACTATTTGTTTCAAAGGTCCTTTCTTAGATTTTTTAACGGACAAGTATGCTCTAGGAGGTTCAATTCCGTTTGTGGCATTTGACACAATGGAACTGCTCTCCGAAGGCATTTGTGCGGACAGAGTGCTGTGCCTGAGTCCGAACTCTTTGATAGAATCCCTAAGAGATGACCAATCATACTTGAGTGGGAAGTTTGTTATTTGATCTACGTCTTCCTTGTAAGTATCTATTGGTAATATTCCATCGGCATATTTAGTACGGTAGAAATCATCACAAGCACCCTTCTCTTGTGCAAGTTGATTGCTTGCTTTGAGTAAGAAATATTGGAATGCTTCTGTTAGTTCGTGTGTAAGATCATATGCCTTCTGATCGTTGTACTTAACACCGTTCTTAGCGAAGTAATGTGCAAGACCAATAAAACCTACACCCAATGATCTACGTGCCAGTGTGCTGCGTTCTGCTGCCTTTACAGGGTACTCTTGATAATCAATGATCTCTTCAAGACCACGTACTGCAAGGTCACATAGTTCTTCTAACTGACTTGGTTGTGTAATCTTACCTACGTTGATAGCAGATAGAATACACAAAGCAATTTCACCACCATCATCATCGATGTGTTGTATAGGTTCTGTAGGTAGAGTGATTTCTTGACAGAGGTTAGACATACTAACCTTATCTTTAAATGAGGAGTGAGAGTTACAATGATCGATATTCATAATGTAAATACGACCTGTCTCTGATCTCTCCTTCATAATACTATGGAAGAGATCGTGTGCTTCAATAGTTTTTCTTGGAATGTCTAAGTTTGATTCATAATTCTCATACATTTCATCAAACTCTGGAGTACCATATGCTTCATATAAACTAGGTACATCGTGTGGAGAGAAGAGACTTATAGTACCATTAGTAATATACCTCTGGTAAAAGAGGGAACTAATCTGAATACTATAGTCTAGTTTTCTTACACGGTTATCTTCTGTTCCTTTATTATTCTTTAATACTATTATGTCTTCGATTTCTCGGTGCCAGATTGGGAAGTGGACAGTTGCTGATCCACCTCTGATGCCATTTTGAGTGCAGCATCTGACAGTTGCTTCAAACTTTTTGAGGAAAGGGATAACACCTGTGTGTTGAACTTCACCACCCCTGATTTTACTGTTGATCGCACGGATCCTACCTGCGTTGATACCGATTCCAGCCCTCTGTGCGACATATTTGCCAATAGCCATATCGCTAGAAAAGATACCATCGAGGGTGTCATCAACATCAACCAGAACACAAGATGCAAATTGACGCAACGGTGTCCTGACCCCTGCGAGCACTGGTGTTGGGACGTTGATTTTCCCTTTGGAGGTTGCGTTGTAGTATCGTCTGACATAATCGAGTCTAGTCTCTGTTGGATAGTTTTGGAATAAAGTTGCTGCTACCATTATGTACATATACTGGGGTGTCTCATAGAGTTTCCCAGATGATCTATCTTGTACAAGATACTTGTCTACAATCTGACGTAGACCCGCATAGGTAAAGATATAATCACGTTCGTGATCGATAAAAGAATCTAATGTATTCCATTCTTCGTCTGAATATTTATTTAAAATACTTCCGTCATACACACCATCTTGTGTGCATTTCTCTACGTGTTCTTTCAGATGTGTTGTGCCTCTCATCCAATCAGGAAACACTTGCTTTTGTATGGTGTATAGAAGAAGTCTAGCAGCAACGTATTGATAGTTAGGTGTCTCTTCACTTATAAGATCACTAGCAGCACGAATAAGAATATGTTGTATATCCTCAGACTTGATACCATCAGTGAACTGAAGATTAGATGACATCTCTACTTGAGATGCACTTGTTCCTGCTAGTCCTTCACAGGCAAACTCAACCATTTTATGAATTTTATCTAGGTTAAGAGGTTCGGTTGTACCGTTCCTTTTAATTACATTCATACCTTCTTCCATTTAGATAGTTTTAATTTTGCTTGTAGTCCAGAATAACAGTTAGATTCTACAAGACTTTTTACATTATGTCCAGCGAGAGACATTTCGTTTATGTCCTTTTGCACAACGTTAGTTGGCCAAATGACTACCTTATCTCCTGCATCGATCTGTTTGGAGATTCTGTCGGTGATTTCTCGACTACGTGGTTCGTTATCAAAAACCCAAATATAATTGCTCCAACCAAGCGTCCGAATATTAATATCGGAGCCGCACATAGCAACCGAGTTTTCCAAGAAGAGACTGTCGATTGGTCCTTCTGTGATGTAGATAGGGTCATTAGTTTTTAAGTTATCGAGTCCAAAAAGTTTTGGTTTAGTTTGATCAAATATGATCGTGATGTATCTCATCTTCGCATTGGGAAGCAAAGACCTACCTTGTATCCCAAACCATTTACCAGATTCATCTGCTAAAGGAATGATGATGCGAGGTTTGTCATTTGATAAGTCATCAAAGGTTTGCTTCTCAGAGTTTACATACTTTTTAAACTCTTCAGCATAGTACAGACGCTTCAGTTTTTCGTCAGGAATCTGTCTTGATTCCAGATATTTTCTCGCAGGATGTTCTTTATTTAGCGATAAAATATTTGGCAACTTGGTGCCTGTATTAAAGGTCGGTGTTGATTTGAACAACTCAGGTTTAGGGTCTGGTACACGTGTACTTTTACCTGTAAATCCTTCTTTGTATCGTTCCAATACATATTGATCATAAAGATCTCTTGCATTGTCTTTTAAGAAATTTGAAAGAGTCCTTCCTACACCGCAGTTGTGACATTTAAAGATAAGATCTTGCCCTTTCGCAAAAAAATAACCTCTCGCTTTAGACTTATGTTTCTTACTGTCACCACAATAAGGACATCTAAAGTTGTAGAGGTCTGGTTTCTTTTCTTTAAATTTATCTAGTCTGCTTCCTACAATACGAGCATACTTAGTCTCGATGTAACTCAAGAATCATTACAAAATTACTTGTTTATACTACTTGATGATGCACCATTTGTCAATACAGGTACAACAATTCTTTGTCCTACTGGACTTACAAGGAATGAAATGATTGCTAATGCTCCAAATATACTCCACATCTTCTTCTCCATAAGTCTAAGTCTATCATCTACCTTTCTTATATCTCTTTCACATCCTCTCTTAATAGCATCTGTCTCTCTATTAACATCAGCAGATAGTCTATCAATCTTTTCAAATAATACTTCGTCTATTTTATCTTGCTTATCTAACTTCTCATTATGCACAGCAAGAAGTTGACCCATCTTCACAGAGTTTTCTTGAAGTGTGTCTACGACTCGTTCGAGTCTTTCTATTATCGCTGAATTAATATCAGACATTACATTGCTGCTTGACGTTTATTCCAATAAAAATCTCTCACACCTTGAGGTAATAACCTAGTTATTTTAATATTTTTCAACTGCTCTGGTCTATAAATCTTTCTTAACTGAAGTTTTACATCCGAAGGATTCTTGGCATAGTATATAAATTCGATCTTTCCATCATCAATACTTACGTAGAAGGATAGGTACTTAGGATCGTATGCTTCTTTCATAGAAGGCACTCTACAATCTACCTGATTGACACCATCTTTAGACTTCCTACACTTAAATTTATACTTTCCCTTACTTTTAACTTTTGCAGTACCACCTAAAGGTTGATCTAATCCTGCTACAGGTCCATTATCATCTGCCTCTGATGATAGTCCTGCTGCCTCTCCAGTGCTACCTGTACTCATCGTAGGTGCTTCTTCCTTATGTACTTCACCCTTCATTAAATCACCGTTAGGCATCACGTGCATACCTTTTGGTATTGGTTTACATTTCTGTCCTTCTCTACACCAGTATTCACCTTTACCACACGCTTCTTTACCTTCACTTGTAACTCCTGCTCTACTTCTTTCTTTCTCAGCAAAAGATTTAATAACTGCTTTTAATATTGCACGTTTACCATAAGGATTACTTTTTCTTCCAAGGGGAACTTTTTTATCTGTCTTCATTGCAATCTCATCTAGAGTTTCTTCATTGCACTTCCACTTGTCCAACGCTAGTTTTTTACGAGTTGGTTTACCATCTTTCATCATAGGTCCTTTGACACCACTCATACGAGCACAGAATGATCTCTTACGAGGACCTCCTTCTGGTTGTGGTGCTTTCAAATCTGAACCAGGATTCTCTCTTTCATATGACTTTCTTCCTTTCTCGTTCAACCCACCAGTTTTATTCTTACCTTCCTTACGTTGCCACGCAGCAGTCTTTGCTTCCTCTATCTTCTCAGGTAGTCCCTTATGTTTGGTCTTTGCAAATTTTTTTACGTCTTTCTTGCTCATATTTTTCGCAGCATCCTTCAACTCAGGAGATGGATTCTTCATTTCTCCTTTCTGGGTGGCACGCACCATACCCATAAATCTTTGTTGTGCTACTGACTTTGCTGGCATTACAGTTCAGTTAATTGTTTAGCAATGATTGGATCGATCTCTACGAAATCTAAAGAACCACAGGGTTCTGGATATCTATTCAGATATACCAAATATGTTTTTAGTATATCCCAGTATTGCCTATCAATTTTATATACCAATAGAGGTATCGCTGCTTCACCAAATACATTGAACAATACTATAAGATGATTAATAATAAGATGATTACGTAATGCCCCAGTTTTTATGTACCTACCGAACAGTCTCTTCAGATATTTGAACCTCATCATATCTTCTAAGAAGTCATCATAAGTCACAGACTGGGGATTATCGTAATGTTTCATTGCAAAGAACATAAAGTTCTCTGCATTTAATGTATCAATTCTCATACCAAAGGGTTAAGGGTTCGGTTTATGAACCGAATGTTATTGTAGCAGCACCGTTAGTGTACTTAGTGATAGCACCTTTACTTGTGTTAATCACACAACGATACTTGTAACCATCTAGTGCATCACTAGCAAGTCCACTGTATGCAAGAGTTGCAGTAGTGAAGTTAGCGTATGTGATACCAGTGTCAAGTGAAGCACTTACATCTACCCAACGAGTAGTAGCAGTTGCTGTTTGACGTTGCCACTTGTATGTGATGGTACCTGATTGATCCACTGTTGCAGCAGCAACGAATGTTCCAGCACCACTAGATGAAGTAGAGTTAGCGGGTTGTGTACCAACTGTGATAGTTTCTAGTACGTCTGCTGCTAATGTATCATCAGCATCGTCACCAGATGTTCCAACAGCGACCTTCATAGGTACAAGACACTCTGCCTTATGCTTTGCTGTACCGTTATATGTTTGATAAGTGCGATACAACCACCAGCCAGGTCCTGATATGCCACGTGTTTTGTTAGATGCAATACCATCTTCAGTTGTGTCAACAAACACAAGATCGTATGAGTTGCTATCTCCACCTTTGATTACAAACTCTGCAACCGCTTTTGGTGGGGTTCTTCTTACAACAGATGCAGCAGCAACAGTTGCTGTAGATCCTGCATATGCTTTGTGTAGTTCAATCGATGTTGTACTTGTTACAACTTTTACAATGTAAGCGACGGAAGAAATTTCCAACACGTCACCAACAACAACGGTATCTCCAGCATTTTTCGTTACAGTAGCGTCGCCATTGACAACTCCTATTGTATTACTAAATGCAGCAGCGTCAATTTTTCCGACGACAGACATTTAATTGTTCTCCAAATAATGTTCTTTTTCTATAATTTATTTATAAAAACAAGAACACCGTTAGGTTAGCGACTCTGAAGTGCTTCCTTAACGGTCTCTAGGAGTTTATCATCTGCTGATGTTTTTGTCATCTTGACTGCCTTACCAAGGATTACAAGGCATAGATCGATTAATTTGTCACCAAGTTCAGCATCATCTGGAATCTTAGCTACTGCATCACCAATAATTTTAGATGCAAATGGGAGTAGAAAGGAAAACATAATCCTTCATAATAAGTTTACTACTGTATATATGCTACTTGTCCGCTTTAAATTTACCGTCCTTGACGTAACCCCATTTTCCTTTACTTAATGCTTTGACACCTTTCTTTGGATCTCTCTTCGATGATTCTGTTCTCTTCCTGTTTATCTCATTTCTAAACTTCTTCCAGTCTTTACCTACCTTCTTCTTACCGTGTTGCATCACGAGTTTCTTTCTTTCATTATCTTCTTTGTTCTGAGCAGCAGCTTTCCTTTGCTTCTGATCAGTATAAAAAGATAATGCTCTTTCTTTTAACGTCGGATTCTCGTAGAATACGTCAGGTAATACTTTCATCTATACAGGTTTACAGTCTGGAACTGCCCTGCCATCCTTCATCTTAGTTCCTGTTGCTTTGTAACCTTTCCAACAAGACTTCTTCTTAGGATCTCTCCCAATGTTTTTACGTGCTGTAGCTAGTGTTGCTTCAGACATATCAGGTGCAGATGCAGATGCTGGTTCCTGTCCTGCTTTAAATTTCTTAAAGGATTGCACTTTCTTTTTCTTATCGTCAGTTTTATTTAGCTTATTTTTCTTGCCAAATGCTGCCATAGGACCTGATGGTTTACCTGATCCTCTGTACAAACCATATGACATACCCTCTGCCTTGTATCCTTTATGGTGCATTCTTACTCCACCTTCAGTTCTATAGGTTTCATTTTCCATTCTTCCACCCATCTTTCCTGCTCTTCTCAAACGATTTCTTTCTGCTGCTCTCTTTGCTGCTGCCTTTCTGTTTCTATCGTATGAAGACATTGCTTCATCAATGTTAGTTTCTTCGTGAGTAAATTTCATACCTTTAGTTGCTTTGTCTTTAAGTGCTTGACGTTTTTTAGGATCCATATTCTTGACATATTTTTTAAATGCTTCAGATCCATATCCTTTTAAGTCACCTTTCTTAGGTCCTGTATACACTTCCTCATCAACAAACTTGACAGGCATTGATACTGTTCCTTTACCTGGTACGTACTTCGTAGTTCTAGGTTTCTTAGGATCGTCACTCTTGAAGTCTTTGTGAATCTTAGAGTATTCCTTTTTAGTCATCTTCAATTCTTCCTTCTGTAACTTATCACTTGCATCTAGTACACCTTTGTGTCTCTTTTGCATCTTCTTATAGTCACCTTTCATAGCACTGGTTCCTATCTCAGTAGCTGCTTTCTTAACATAAGAGCTATATGTCTTCTTGCTAAGTTCATTTACCATTACCTTGTCTGCTGGTCTTGCTGCTGCTGGTTTCTGTGTCTGTTCACCGTATGTGATACAAGGATCTTGACCACATCCACAGTTCTTCTTACACATCTCTTTAGCAACAGTGCCTTCACCTACCATCTTCTTAGCAAGTTTAGCAAAATGCTTGAGTCTCTTCTCACCTTTCTTTTTGTTTCCTTTTTCAACTGAAGATGCTACAGGTGACTTACCAGTTTTAGGATCGATGTCATACATACCTTCTGACATACCCTTGGCTTTTCTCTTTGCCTTAGTCTTAGCAAGTATTCTTTCTCTTGCAGCATCTGCCTCTTTCTTTGAAATTAGTTTTATTGCACCTAACTTTGCTGCTGGTTTACCTGGTTCATATCCAACACCAGATCCACTATCCATTGCTTCTGCTGTAAACTGTTCTGTCCTGTTGTCATTATTATTTTTATCAGACCACTTTACAGGTTTCATTTTGTCTTCTCTTTTCTGAGTGCTACCTTTTACACCTCTCCCTGCTTTATGTTCTGCTGTTCTTTTATCTATTGCTTCACCTCTTTTCTCACCTTGACCTAACCTTGCAGCGTTGTTACCACCATAACCAAACCTTCTCATATTTCTTACGGATGCTTTACCAAAATTAGAACGACCACCTTCTTGTGATTTCTCTTGTAATGTTTCCTCACCCATAATCTTTCCCCCAGATTTTTTGATTTTAGATTTAACAATATCGAGTGCAGTTACACCCTTACCATATTTTTTCTCTGCCTGTTTTTGATAGACAGTTTTACCCTTAACTTTGTCTGCCCTTCTATAAGGTTGAGTAGTAGCATCTTTCTTATTTGGTGAAGAAGGATCACCACCCGCCATAGCAATGCGATCTTTAACGTGGTCGTATGCTTCTTCTCTCATTGTTTTAGTGCTTGTGACTCTCAGCGATAACTGTTTCTAGTTCATCAACAGATACCATACTATGTAGAGTGTCAGACTCATCGATGATGTCATAATGTGTAACTAAATGTGTGTTACCATCTGCATCAGGTTGCTCCATCTCAACTAAAGTATGTGCTTCTGGTACAGTCTTACATAGACCTAACTCAGCGTGCTCAACATACTTAGCACAGATGTGGGTCTTCTTACCCATTGCTTTTGATATAACCTTTCTTCTGTTAAGAAGATACTTATCATCTTTGTCGTGATCACCGTCGTTGTCGATGTCCTTGTCCTCTTTTCCTACAGGATCAAGTGTTTTCTTTGCTGCTTCTTTTAAGTCAGCAATTTGTTGTGCAATCAGGTTGCGAATGGTTGTTGATTCTTCTGACATAATCTGATCCTTTTTGGGGTTAACAATAACTTTAGTTTTTTTGGGTTTTTTAGGCATTAGAAGTTGGGGAACTCTTTTTTAAAAGCATCGGATGCTTCCTTATGCTTACCAGAGTTTGTAAGTTTCTTAATGTCTTGGAGTTTAGCACGCTTCTTTAATTGTTCAGGTGTTGCTTCCTCCTGTAATCCTAACCTTTCTCTCCAGTTGGGAGATGTAGGAACTTTTAATTCTTCTCTGTCCTTCTCAAATGTTTCTTGCATTGCTAATAATCTACGGACTTTATCTACTTTTGTTTCTTCCAAATTTTCTTCTCCTTCGATGGGATGTTCGATAACGTTGCCATCAGCATCTTTCTCGTGATGTTCTGCTACCGTTTCTTCTTTTTGTACTACGTTTGTTCCAGTACCTTCAACTCCACCTTTGTATCCTGCTTTCTTAGCATCACCTTTTGCTTCTATAGACTTCATAGCAGCAGATGTTGATCCTTCAGTGGATGGTTTTTCTTTTGGTGTTTCGATTTTACCACTAGCAGCAGATGGTTTTGCTTTGATAGTATTTGCTAGTGCGGTTTCTAGGACTATTTCAGCAATCTCACGCTGAGTTTTACCTGTCAATCTCTCATTGATATATGTTTGTACAGCATCACCTTCATAATTATGCTGTGCATACTCGACAACATAAGTTACTGTTTGTACATCTGTAGGATTATACTTGATGAGCTTTTGTGCTAAATTTAGATCCATTTGACCAAAACTGATAAGACTATTTAGTGGTTACTTGTTTTTTGAAGTCTGAGAACTTCTTAACTGATTGACCAGGTGTCATTGCTTGTACAGCAGCTCTGATAGTATCTTGACCAACTTTCCAATCGTTGCCAGTACCACCATCATCTGCTGATGGGTGTTTCTCTACCACTTCATTTAATGAAGTCAACCAACAGTTAAATTCCCAGTCGTGTTCATCTTTAAAGATGACGTAGTTTGTACCACGGTAAACTACTTCTCCACGTACTCCTGTGTCAGCGTGTTCTACGAGTGTGCCCAATGAGAATATCTCACCAGATATATATGCTTCTCGTAGATCATCTTGTGCAAGTTTAGGTGCAATCTTCCACAGTTCTGTGACCTGTTCTTCCTCTGGGTCATTCTTAATACCCATAGCCATACGTAGTTCTTCCATCAATTTTTTACCATTAGAGAATCCTTTTGGTAATCCTTGAGAGAATTTTTCAAAATCACCTGATGCTGCGAACGCACGCATCTTAGATGCACTCATACCCTCAACACCATCGGAGTCGGGGTCTCTTTCACCAGCAGATACAACTGCTAGTTCTTCAAAATCATATGCTACACCATTATATTTTTCAAGTAGTCCTTTAAATTCTGATACACGATCAGAACCAACTACCATAGTTACACCTGAGTATCCTTCTTGATTTAATGTTGATAGTACATTGAAAATGTTTGACATATCACCATCATTAACAATAGCATCAGAGTGTTCTTTAAACATCTGTTGCATATACTGTATCTTAGACTCAGGTTCCAATGGATTCTTTTTAGGATCCACTGTTCTACTTGGGTATATCCTATAGGCATCTGCTCCTTCAGAAGCAACAGCATCGAGTAGTTTCTCGTGTCCTATAGTTGGAGGGTTAAAGCGTCCAAAAGTTAAAGCAATGGTGCCAAGTCCTTCACCACCGTTCTCTTGTTTATAAGCATCTTCTTCAGCACCTTGGTTTGCACCTTGTGTTGCTTGATCTGCTTCTTGTTTGGAGACAGCGACAAGACGTTCACCACCTTCAGACTTAGCAACAATGTTACCTTGTCTATCAGCATAGTATCCGTGTCCTGCGTGTGACAATCCTCGCTTGGCAGCAGCTTCACCAGCAACTGTCCTCGCTTCTTTAAGGAATTGACTTAACTTCATTACTACTTTATTACTTTTCCTTATTTATTTATCAACCCCAGTTCTTCTCTACTGAAAAGTTGGCACGGGAAAATTCTAGTCTGTCAACCAATTTCACTGCTTTTCCAGCTCTGATGGCAACAAAACCTTCGGGTGCAGTCACTTTAAACCCAGTATCAGTCTTGATATATGTACCTATTCCTTTTATTTTTTCCAACTGCTTGATTACTATATTTTTTGCGTAAATTATGTTCATATATGATGCAACTGTCATATAAACCGCTTGTTGATTTGTTGATAAGAACTGCATTCCATCTACTTTTACCTTCTCCCATTTTTTTCTTGCTGCCTCTGTCTTCTTCATACCAATCTCTTTGTCTAGAGTCTCGTTAAAGTATGCAGTAAACCCTACTGCTATCTTTCTAGCGTTTTCTAGTCTCATACCTTTCCTTACAAACCTGTTGAAGTACACCTTAAACATAGCGTTGAACATAAACTTACCAGTACCAGTTCCAACAAGTGTATCTAAGAACTTAGATGCTTGTTTTAGTGATCCTTCTGTTCGATTTACAGCAGCGTCATACTTCTGTCTCTCATTTGAGGTGAACATAGATGCTTTAGTTGCATCTTTAAACTCAGCAGTAGCAGCATAAACATCTTTATGTGTACCAAAATTTGCTGTATTGACACCAAACTGTGCTTGCATAGCACCTAGTTCATTACCAACATATTTTGTATGAAATACTATGCCAACAGTAGCATTATCAACGTCTTTGTATATTGCTGATCCTTTTTCTACACAGTATGTGATAGTGTTAGGTGTAAAAGTAATACAGTTCTTACCTTTTATTTTCTGATAGTTCTTATCTCCATTAGTAAACAGAAGATCACCTTGTATCACACCCTTGATACCTAACTTAGGTAAAAATTCTAGACATAATTTTAATTTTTTAGCAAGTTCACCTTGATAATCGTGGAAAGCAATGTCACTTTCATTGTATATTACTTTCGGATTTGTCTTATTGAATACTGATTTTGTACCGACAAAAAATTGTTCTGTCTCAGGGTCAATACCACATACGATAGCGGGTGCACCATCCCATTTGGTAGTGATCATCATAGTATTAGGTTTTTCTGAGAGCATTTCACCCAACTCTCTCAGGAAACTGATGGCATTCTTACCACCTTTTGTTCCATCGTTAAGTATATCGTCTTCTAAATGCTCTAAGTGAGTGTTCTTTGCCATACTATTATTATACCATAGTTGCGTTAGTTCTGCCCGATACAAAAACTTTAGGATATATACCAACTCTTGCTCCTCTAAAGACTTGACCATCAATTTCAAACCTTCTATCACCACGATAGGTAGCAGCAAAGAATGCCTCGTAATCTCCTTTTGTAAATGATCTTACTCCTTCATTATTATTGTACACTACGTGATCAGACCACTGTAAATCAAAACAATTATCCTCATTCTTCTTAGGTTTTAGTATTGGATCACCTTGTCCTACCATAGTTACGTTCTCTATACCATTCTTTGTCTCTCCATACTTAGTACCAAACACTGACATACCTATAAGTTTAGTATCTTCTACTTTTTTATAGGTAGGTGCCTGTAGTTTATTGTCCACAACGTAACCTGACGTTGCTCTTAAAAATTCTTCTGTCTCAGGATGGTTTTGTATAGCAGTTCCTGCCTGTTTAGATAGACCACCATACTGTTGAAATGATTTTGCACCTCCTGCTTTCTTATGTGATATGAAAATGGCATCAATTTTTCTACCATTCTTTACTGCCTCTATAACAAAATCTGCTTTAGCTTCTCTACCACTAACTTTTTCAGTTACATCTCTTACACTCACACAATTCTCAAAGTTACCCATAGGTGTGCATATCTTTATAGGTCCTGATGGGATAAAAGACTTTACTAACTTGTCTAGATTATCCATAGCAACTTGTTCAGACTTCATTACGTTTGCTCTACCTTTAATAGGTTTTTCAATCACATTAAGTGCCATCCACCCTGACATATTATTTACTGTCACGTGTGCACACTCAGATCTCTTGATTTTTTTTGACTTGTTAGATTTTAATTTTAGTTTTGTATTGGGTGCAATCGTACGAATGATCTTATTACCTTGTTCGTTCCATAATAAGGCATTCTTCTCAGAATTTATGTTAAGTTCTAGGTTATCCCACTCAGGATTGTCGCCAATATATTGATCAAATTTTGCTCGTGATAGATTTGCCACTCATCCTACCAAAGTCCGTCAATATTTATTTAGGTATAGGAGGTATATCAAATAGTATGTCATTGATGTATCCTTCAGCAAACTCAGGTGAAAACCATTTACTTAAAACTGCTTTAGTCTTTTTATTTTTACGTTGCTGTTTACAATAATGAATCTGGTCATCAAATCTCAGCATAGTATTGACCCAATCATTATCTTTCTTTGCTTTCTTTACTATATCAACATAAAAATCAATAAACTCTTCTATCATACATCCATATGATGACTTCTCTTCCTCATTACGAAGACGCATAAACTGACAATAAGGAGAGAATATATCTGCCCACTCTGGTAGTGGTCTCTTCTCCTTAAACTCATACTTACTAGCAAGTTTACCTAGTTTTTTATAGATTTTATCTGTTTTATATACTGGTGATATATCTGCTATAGCAGCAGTAACTACAGTTGGTGTTGCAACTATGTCAGCACCAAAAATAGGTATGGGATACTCTGGATCTGGGTATAGAACACAGTGCATCACCTCTATATTATCAGTATATCCAGTTTCTAAATGTACTTTACGAAGACCACGACACTCGTGCATCTCATTGACAATAAAAATATCCTCTTTTTCTATAATAGGATACGCATTATGATGTGGTTTTAGATCAGGTAAATTTTCACAAGAATTTCTAATAATACTAGCAACGTGTTGTACTAGAGAAGAACTCACCTATCACCTTCAGCACGGTTTTCAGATTTTTCTACAGTAAATTCGCCATCAGGATACCTAGCAGCAAGTTTAATAGTATTCATATAGATAATCTCTTCCATACGTACACCAAGTGCCATACACGCTTGAGATGCGTACCACATTATGTCACCTAGTTCTAGCATTAGATGTTCTTTATTATCTTCATCGTATGGTTTACCTTGGAACTTCATCTTCTTGACTATTTCCATAAACTCTCCTGCTTCTGCTACCAATCCTGACGCAGCAGTATCAAGTCTTTCTATTTTACACCCTGCTTTCTTAAGTTCTTTGTACCTTGATATAAGTTTATCAAAATCTTTTGATTCATCACTTGTACATAGGTCAACAAAGTGTTGGTAGGCATCTAGATCAACTTCAAATTTTTTACCTTTATTCTTTTTATCTTTTTTCTGTTGTTTCTTATAGGTTTTCTTTCCTATAGGAGGTTGAGGTGCGTCAAATCCTTTAGGTATTGCTTTTCTACCTTTTTTACCATCGGGTAAACCTGTATCAGCAGTATCTTCAAGAGGTAATTCTGACTCAGGAATTGTTCCATCAACTCCTGCAACCATAGGATTTCTAGGGGTAATCATACTTTAAAATCAGTGAATTTTTTAGAGACAACTTCAGTTGCATCAAGTTTATCTAATATCTGCTGTCCAGAATCAGAGATTGTACCTTGCTCATCTGCATCATACAGTCTCATTTTATTTCTGTCAAGTCCGACAACAAATCTTTTGTTGGATGTAGGGTCGTTGTAGCGGTTCTTTAATTGTTTGACCATCAACTGTCCTACCGCCTCCATATCCTCCGTACTAATGAGAGCACACATAAAGTCAGCAGTAGCGGGAAGACCGAAACTCTCGCTTGTATCAGTAAGATCAATATCACTACTACCATAGCCAGAACGAGTCGTCTGAGTAGCGGAGATGATAGGTACATTAGCCTCAACTGCAAGACCACGGAGTTCTTCAGCAAT